CGGTTAATGGTATGGTTGTTTTGGACGATAACCCGGATTTGTCCCAAAATGTAATATCGTTGTCTTTGGCGGAATTGATTAAGACGAAAGCCCCGGCGGAAAAGAAAAAGCCGGAACCGGAAAAAGCCGTTACCGTTGAGGATTTGAAACCGGAATCGGAGCAAAAAAAGCAAATGACGTGTTCAGAATTTGAGGTTACAATAAATGATGTTGCCCCATATTCTTTGTGGGAAGTAACAGATATTGCAAAAGTAAACGGCGTTGAATTGGTTGAAAAGGGTTTGAATTTAGACCAACACAGATGGTACAGCATAGCAACCAATATTTACAAATGTTCTGACGGTTATGTAAAAGTTACCGGGGCGTATCAAAGTTTTTCAGAGTCGCAAACGTGGGAGGATATAAACGTATTTTCAGAAGCGGAAAAATTGCAGGGAAAAGAATTGCAAGCGTTTGAATTGAGAATGAAAGCGTATGAAATAGAAAACGCCCCGGAACAACAGCCGGAACCCGAACCACAGCCGGAACCGGAGATTAAGAAAACAAAGATTGTGAAACGCACCGGGAAAACGGCAAAGGAGGCGGAAAAGAAGCCCGTCAAGGAAAAGAAAACCGCAAAACGTACAATTACACCAAAAAAAGAAAAAGTGGCTAAAATCGAAGAAAAACAGCCTAAAAAGCCGGAACCCGTGACAAAGAAAGATTTGTTGAATACTGAAATTGATATTTGATTATGAAAGGACGTATAAACATAAACAGACCAACCACCGGCATACAACGTGTTGTTTTGCCACGTGTGGGGTTTATCAAAGTAGGGTACAAGGAAAAGGCGGCAAACGGCAAAGAATACCCAAAAAGCGTTGATTATTTTATACCAACCGGAAAGTATGCAGGATTGTTTACGAAAGCATACGGCGAGAAACCGCAAACAATACAGATTGTTTTCCCGGACGACGCCCCGGAAAAGGTTTGCAATGAAATGTACGAATACCGGGACGACGACGGGCGACGCATAGCATACGGCGACGGGGAAACGTTCTTTGTATGGAACGGAAAACAATATTGTCAATATAGTACAAAGGATTATCCCAATTTGATGGCGGGGGTTGCGGAAAAGCACCCCAACCGTGCCGTATTAAACGGCGGCGACGGATGGATTGTAACGTTAACCGTAACTTTCATTATTCCGTTGGTGCGTGGCGTTGGCGGAGTTTGGCAGTTTACGACAAAGGGGACAGCGTCAACAATACCCAATATCCGTGATACATTCGACGCAATATTGCAAGAAAAGGGATTTGTAAAAGGAATTATCTTTGATATGAATGTACAATTTGCAGTTTCTCAAAAGCCCGGCGACCATTCCCGTTATCCGGTTGTTACGATTGTTCCAAACGAAAGTGAGGGAAATTTGTTTGCGGTAAAAGAAGCATTTAAGCCCGTACAGTTGTTGGAATAAAAAAAAAGTATTATATTTGTGGCGTAAAACAATCGACCGTTACCGATTGAAAGATATTTGCTAATTAGCTACAAAGCCCCTTTTAGATGTGTAACGGCTCTAATTGGGGCTTTTCTTTTTTAATTATGACTTACAATATTTTGATTGACCAAAGATTCGCCGTTGCAAATGAACTGACTATTGTTCAAACAACAACGCTTGCAGCGTGTATGACATTGCCAACGTGGACTAATACAATTACGGTTGATGGCATTGTTTGGTATCAATATTCAGAAACAAAAATGGTAGATGATTTTCCGTTGCTTTTTTCAATCCCTAAAAGAGTTTACAAAAACATTAAAGAACTTGCAGACAGAGGATTTATTGAGTTGAGTTCTTTTGGGAAAACAAAGTATCTAAGATTTACAGAAAAATGTAAAACATGGAACAGAAGCGAAACGGACTTTAATCAGTCCGAAAACGGACTACAAGACTATAATATTAATAATAATAATATTAATAATACTATGAAGAAAGAGGCTAAAGCCTCAAAAGAAAATCCAAACGGATTTTCACAAGACAATTTTTCAAACGAAGAAAAAACAGTTAAAGCAAGTATTGTTTATGGGTTTACCCCGGAATTGTTGGACGTCAGAAAACAAGTAATTGATAAAGTTGATAATTACTTTGCAAAACTTGTATTCCCATTTGATAGCGATGAATTTAAACGGAACTTTTATATTTTGATGTGTCAACCGAAATGGAGAACGTCGCAAAAGAGTTTTTCAGCGATACAAGCAAACTTAAATGGTTTGAGTAAATACCCGGAAGAATTTGCGCTGATTCTGATAAAAGAAAGCATTTCAAAAGGTTGGGCGGCGTTAGAATATGATTCAACCCCCGAAAAATACGAAAAATGGGAAAAAATGAAACGTTCCGTAAAGACAGAGCAGCAAAGCAGCAAAGAAATTGCGGATATGATGAAGTATTTAAACAATGATTTTGATTGATATGGGAGCAATTGAAAAAAAAGAAAATACGGCGTTAGAAATATATAATACCAAGCCCGGAACAAAAGCCATTGAAGTACGCCGTAGAATGGTGCAATTGCCGGAGGTTGCCAAAGCATTAAACCCAGTTGAAAAATATGTTTTCGCAGCGTCAACAAAAACACCAATTGCGGAAATTGACGATGCAAAATTAGTTGAAAATCTTTCGTTACTGTTTAAGCGTATAGCAATAGACGTTGGTTATATAATACCACAGAATGAAAATGATTGGAATTATATACAATCCCGGTTGTTGGATATTCTGAAACGTTATTACTCAGATATGACGTTGGCTGATATTAAGATGGCTTTTGAATTGGCGACGACCGGAGAGTTAGACGAATATTTGCCGAAAGATAAACAAGGGAATCCGGACAAAAACCATTATCAACAGTTCAACGCCGATTACTTTGCAAAGATTCTGAAAGCATACAAGCAAAAGCAGACAGATGTAATTGACAAAGCATACAAAGCTATACCGGAAAAAAACAATGAAATTTCGCCGGAGCAAATCCGGAGATTTGAGATACAAAGACAATGGCGGAACCGTTATATTTTCCTTTGCTACAAATACACCGGGAAATTAATATTGGGGCTAACTGATGATATGTTTTTGTATGAATGGTTGCAAAAATGCGGGTTAGCTGATGATGTACAAGTTAAAGAGGACGACCGCAAAGAAGCGTTTGCCCGGTATATGCAGCGTGTAGCCCGTGGAATGATAAACCAATATACAGCGTTTCAAGTTCGCCGAAAAGGAACCGAAAGCCCGGAAATTGATTTTACGGCGTTTGAGGTTGCCCGGAAAAAAGAGATTATAAAAGCATTTGACCGGATGATTGCCGAGGAAATGCAAGTTGATAACTACATGAAGTTTTGGATATGACATTAAAAGTATTTACAGCATTTAGCGGTTATGATAGTCAATGTATGGCATTAGATAGAATGAAAATTAATTATTAATTGGTAGGATGGTCGGAAATAGATAAATATGCGATAATGGCACATAATGCAATTTATCCACAATATAAGGATAGAAATTTTGGCGATATATCAAAAATAGATTGGGAAAATGTTCCCGATTTTGACTTGTTTACATATTCTTTCCCATGTACTGACATATCAAGCGTAGGGCAACAAAAAGGATTGGAAGAGGGAAGCGGAACAAGAAGCGGGCTTTTATGGGAATGTAAAAAGGCTATTGAATTAAAACGCCCAAAATATCTATTAATGGAAAATGTAAAAGCATTAACACAGAAAAAGTTTTTGCCATATTTGCATAAATGGCACTCTTTTTTAACGAAAATGGGATATACTAATTTTACTCAAATACTAAATTCAAAAAATTTTGGAGTTCCTCAAAATAGAGAACGTGTATTTATGGTTAGTATATTGGGGGATGCGTGGTTTGATTTCCCTAAACCTTTTCAGTCTGATAAAAAATTAAAAGATTTATTGGATGAAAATGTTGATGATAGATATTATTTAAGCCAACGTTGTTTGTCGTCGTTTATAAGAAAAAATGAGATACAAAGAGAAAAAGGGAATGGATTTACATTTAAGCCCACAAATGGGGATTGTATAGCAAAAACAATTCTAACACACCCAAACGATAGATTAGATGATAATTATATAATTGAACCATTAGAACCAAATGTTTTAACCCCTAAACGAACCGAATACGGGAAGAAAATGCGTAAAGCATACGAAAATGGAGATTTTAAAGAGAGTAGGCATAATATGACTATATTAGAACCAAGAACAGACGGAATAAGTAATACAATAACAACAGTTCAAAAAGATAATTTATTGTATGAACCTATTAATAATAAATATTTTCGTATTAGAAAACTGACTGAAAAAGAATGTTTTCGTTTAATGGATGTTTCTGATGAAAATATAAATAAAATCCAAAATTCCGGAATAAGTAAAACACAGCAATATAAAATGGCAGGAAATTCTATTGTTGTGAATGTGCTATATTTTATATTTAAGAACTTATTTAAACAATAATCATGGAACTATTTATTGTTTGCTTTATAATTGGCGTAATAGGTTATTTTACAAAAGCGGGAGGTTATATATGGAAAAAAATATAAGAATTTCAGCAGTAGTGGGAATTGACCCGGGAAGCAATGGCGGTATTGTAACATGGCGACCAAATCAAAATATCAAGGCAATACAAATGCCAAAGGATTTAACAGATTTGCGTAATTATTTGGAATATCTGAAAACCATTTGTTCGCCAATTGTCTTTTTGGAAAAATTGAGCGTGCGCCCGGATGATGTAACGCCGGGTGCCGATGGCGTAAATATGGGTAAATTGTACCGAATACAAAAGATGATGGCAAACTTTGAGCAATTGAAAGCAATCATTTCAGTTTGCGACATTCCGTTTGTTATGGTACACCCTATGAAATGGCAAAACGAATTGAAGTTGCGAGCAAAGACGACACGAAAAAAAGAAGAAAAGAACGAGCGAAAACGCAGATACAAAGAGGTTGCCGGGAATTTGTACCCGGAATTGAAACCGACATTGTGGAACGCCGACGCCACGTTGATAATGCACTTTGGACGGTACATTTTGCACAACAACCCCCGTTGGGTTTTGGAGAATTTGCCCGCCCCGATGCACGACCGTTTATTTTAAGCCCCGTATTTCGATTATTTTGTTTGAATGGGTAAAAGTATGGCAGACGAAAACAAAAGCCCGCAAATCGAAAATCCGGCGAAAATAACGTTGGAAGAATTGGCGTACATTGTTAAACAGATGCGCCACAACCAACGGAGGTGCGAACGGAACCCAACGCCGGAAAAGATTGCAACCCGGACGGCATGGGAACAAAAAGTTGACGGCGTTATTGCCGTCTTAACAGATACGCAAATGAAATTATTTTGATTTTATCCCGGTACGACTTGCGCCGTATCGGGATTTTTTTGCCCTAACACGAAAATAAAAAGAAAAAATTTTGGTAATTAAAATATTCCCCGTATTTTTGTGGCATGAAATAACAACGACCGGGCGTTTTCCCGGTAATGCTAAAAAAATAAAAGCAATGAGAGCGAAAACAACAATCAGCGATTTCCGGTTTGAGTTTGCCGGGTACGGACATTACAAAGTAACTTACACGTCGCCCGTTACGGGTAAAAGTTGGACGGCAAAAACAAATGATATGCCGTTAATTGATGCGACAAAGAACGCCGACGACCCCAAACGTTGCGATTTGGAAACCCTTAAACGAATTTGCAAAAATGGATAAGGACGAATTGGGAGCCGTTCGCCATGCAATGACGGCAAAAGAGTTGAACGACCTGTATAAGCGTTTGGAAAACTTTATTGCCGATTGCACCCGGTCGGAGGTTGACGCCAACCGGGATGCGCTTAACAAGGTGCAAAGCATGATACACCAAAGAATGATATTAACAAACAAATAAGTAGTAACCGCCGGGGGCAACCCCGGCATAAAAAGAGCGATAAAATGATTATCAAAAAATTAGAGTTGTCGAATTTCCAAGTAATTAAGGAGTTCAACGCAGATTTTGAGGGTAATGTATATTTCATTACCGGGGACAATGAGTTGGGAAAATCCACGCTATTAAAGGCAATCGGGGCGTTGTTGACCGGGAACCGGGACGCCGTGTTGCGTAATGGCGAGGACAAAGGGTTTGCCAAAATGGTTGTCGGCGACGACGGCGAGGAATACGACGTTGAATTGCGGTTTACCAAAGTCAACCCCCGTGGTACGTTATCAATCAAACAGAAAACAACTGGGATGCGGTCGGATAACGTAAGTATGTTGCAAAAGGTATTCGGATATACGGATTTTGACGCCGTGGAGTTTTCCCGGTGGTCTGAAACCGCCGAGGGTCGCCGAAAGCAAGTGCAATACGTCCGGGCATTGTTGCCGGAGAATGTGCAAAAACGTATTGCCGAGATTGACGCCGAGGTTATGACCGTTAAGGAGAAAAGAAAGGACGCCAACGCCGAGGTCAAGACGTACACGACCATTTGCGCCGCCGCCGAAAAGCAGTTGAAACCGGGCGACGTCAAAACGTATGCCGAGAAAATCGACATTGCCGATTTAATGGAGGAACAAAACGAGAACGCCCGGTTGATTGAGAAAGCGAAAACCGTGCGTACCGCATTGCAAACCCGGACGGAACAATTGGAGGCAATCCCCGGTCGTATCAAAGCCGCCGAGGAAACCAAGAATACAGAGATTGACGCCGCAATAAAGTATGAGGCGGAAGCCCAAGCCGAATACGACCGGATTGTTGCCGAGGCAAAAAAGGCATTGGAAGCGGCAAAGAAAAAGAGCAAAGCCGATGCGAAAGCCGCCGCCGACAAATACGACGAAACATTGGCGCAAATCCAAACGGATAAAGCCGATTACGAAACCCGCAAGAACAACGCCGCCGCATGGTTGGCAAAGTACGAGGAAAACAACCCGGAGAATTTGGATACAGCCGAACGCCTCAAACAAGCCGAGGAACACAACAAAATCAATGCGTTGGTTGTGGACTATCTGACGAAGAAAAAGCAAAAGGACGCCGCCGAAAAGGTCGCCCAAACCCACGAAAAAAAGTTGTCGGATTTGCTCAAAGAGCGGGAAACCCTTATTGCGAAATCGGAATTGCCGATTGCCGGGTTGACGTTCACGGACGACGGGTTGGAGTTAAACGGCGTGCCGTTCGTCGCCGGGAAAGTGTCGGATAGTCAGATAATGGAGGTTGCCGCAAAATTGATTATCGCAAGCAATCCGACCGTTAAGGTATTCCGCATTGCGAGGGGCGAAAGTTTGGGAGAAAAGAGATTGCAGGCGATTTTGGATTTGGCAAATAAAGAGGGTTATCAAGGTTTTATTGAATGTGTTGTAAGAGGACAGCAGGATTTAATTATTGAGGAATATGAAGAAACCGATAAATAAATGTAAAGACAAATCATTCGTAAAGATACCCGGAGTTTCCGGGTATCTAATAAACAAAAAAGGAGAAATATTTTCCGAGTTTAAGGGCGAAGTTATGAAACCAGCTTTAAGGTCGGGTTATCATTTTGTAGTAATAATGACAGATACCGGGAAAAGAAAGACAATGAGGAAAAGAGAGATAACAGCAACGGGGATGATTAACAACAACGGCGGTTTGCAAATGTATATGGGCGAATTAAATCAATTCTTTGCCATGCACAGAGGCAGCCGCATAATTGCACGTTTTACCGTTGCGTCCCCCGGTTCGTCGGAGGCTTTGAAAGGCTATTATTTCAACTATGTTGTACCCACGTTCCGACACGCCATTTGGGAGGCGGGCGAACGTCTTACGGAGGAACAAACGGAGCGGAGGTTGCGGGAGTTTTCCCCAATTATGTACGACGAGCGGGTAAACGAGGAAACCGGGAAATATTCCCACGAATTGCGCACCGTGGCGGAATTGTCAAACGCCGAGTTAATCGAGCATATCGAAACACTCAAAGAGATTGCCGCCGAGGAATACAACACGTATATTGATGACCCCCGAACGTTGTAAGGTATGTTTTGCAAGTGTAACGGAAAGCGTAAGAATTACCCGTTGGCGGGTTGGCGGATTATTCGCCACGAATACACGCCAAAGCATTACAGCCGGATAAAGTGTTTGCGTTGCGGGTGCGTTTGGATTACACGGGCAAAATATGTTGAGCAAACGCCCAACGACGACGGGCAAAAACGATTATTTAACGAATAAAAAAGTAACGAGAGTATGAAATTTGAATTAAAAGACATTTGTTTTTTCGATTGCGAAACAACAGGAGTACCCGCAAAGGGTTTGAAATGGGATGCGGATTTTAACCAATTCCCGCACGTCGTACAATTGGCGTGGGCGTTCGGCGACAAAGAACGCAGTTTTATAATTAAGCCGGATAATTACGAGATACCGCCGGAAACAACCGCAATACACGGAATAACGACCGAACGGGCAATTGCCGAGGGTGTACCGTTTGCCGAGGTTATCGACGAATTTTTGACGGATGCCGCCGCCGCACCGCTTGTATGTGCGCACAACATTTATTTCGATACGTCGATGTTGAAAGCGAACATTTTGCGTTATTGCGGCAAAGAGTATTACGACGCCAAAGCCGAGGACGCATTGCACAAGGGAAAGCGCATTGATACAATGATGAAAACTATTAAATTTGTCGGCGCATTGTATCAGAATGGCAAACCGGGAAAATTCCCCAAATTGGAGGAATTATTTGCAAAGTTGTTCCCCGGCGAAACATTCCCGGCGCATGACGCATTAGAGGACATACGGGCGTTACGGCGTTGCGTCCCGGAGTTGGTCGAATTAGGGATTATTGAGTTGGCGCAAAAGGAATACCCGGCGGAACAACTCAAAGCCCAATTTGAGCCGGAAAAGCCCAAAGGCGGGCGCAATATTGAGTTCCACGACCCCAACCCGGTAACGGAACCAATCGGAACCGGGGAACCCGTCCCGGAACCAACCCCGGAACCGGAACGCCCGGCGGTTCCGTCGAATAGTAAGACACGGGAATTGTTGGACGAAAACGAATTTTGATTAAAACCGTGCCGGGCGGATTCCCGGCGACAAATAATATTATAATATGAACGAAGAAAAAAAAGCCGCAAACGTTATGTTAATACCAAGTGAAAAGGCGTTTGCATTGTCGAAAGTAAAGACATTAAAGGACGGCGGGTTAGACGTGCATTATGAAGTTACCGAAACAATCGGCAATGAGAGTTACACGAACAAATACCACGTCGAAAGTGCAAAGGACATACACCCGGATTTGCGGGATTGTTTCGACCGTTTGCGCCCAATCATGGGACGGATTTTTAATATTACGTCCTTTCTTTCAATGGTTGAAACGTCCGATTTCAAAGCAACCAAAAAGCAAAGCGAGTTATCACGGGATTTTGCCGACGAAATGTTGAAAAACATAGAGGTTCGGGGCGTGTCCTTTTCCGGTCAAGACGATAACGTTGGGGTTGTTTTAACCGGATTGTTTACCGTGTCGAACAATCAAACAACCGCTATCAATTCCCCCCGCCTTAAATTCAATACGGAAACGTTCGGGTTTGAGGAAGAATTAGAAGAAATTGTCGCCGATATTGAAACCGAGGTTTACGCCTTTTTATTCAAAGGCAAAAAGGCGCAATTGGAGTTGTTCGGGGCTGATGGCGAACCCGCACCGGGTTTGGTCGCAGAACCGGAAAAGGAGGGCGGATTGTTCCCGGAGGTCGGCGACCCGGCTAACGAGGACGACCCGGAGGACGAAACGGCGGATATGTAAGCAATGGAGCCGATATTGCTAACAGACCGGGAGGAATATCAATTTGTAACCGATAGGGGGTTTTGCCCCCTATTGGATTACAAGCGGTTTACAATGGATATTCGGTTGCGTGTCGAAATCCAACGGGAATTGTTCGGGCATTGCGTTTTTGGTCGTGGGAATATCCCACAGGCAAACGAACGGTTTTTCCGGTGGGTTTGGGAGCATAAGCCGCACAGATGCGAGGAATGTTTAAAGCCGTTACGGAATTATTCCGCCGTTTATTGTTCGCATATATTGACCCGTGGAGCGTTTCCCGAAATGGCGCATGATGCAAGAAATATAAATATACTATGTTTTGAACATCATTCATGTTGGGAGAATGGGGATAAAACGAAAATGCGTATATATTCCGGCAATATGAGAATGATTGAATTAATGAAAAATGAGTATGCAAATTTGGAAAGATATTGAGGGTTACAAAGGACATTATCAAATTTCTAATTATGGCAATGTTCGTTCCTTAAAAAAGGATGCGTTTCTAATGAAAGGCGGATATTTGAAAGGATATAAAATAATTAGTTTATGGAAAAATGGAACCGGGAAAATGTTCCGTGTTCATAGATTAGTTGCGGCGGCTTTCATTCCGAACCCGGAAAACAAACCATGTATCGACCATATCGACGGCGACCGAGCCAATAACCATGCAGATAATTTGCGTTGGGTTACGGCTAAAGAAAATCAGAATAACCCAATAACAAAATCTAAATGGATTGGAAAAAAAGCGAAACCGCACCACGAAAAAGCGGTTGAGCAAATAAAAAACGGTATTGTTGTAAATGTATTTGTTAGCATACAAGAAGCCGCCCGAAAAGGCAATTTTTCGGCAACGGCAATTTGTAAGGTATGTAAAGGGAAAGGAAATTTGCATAAGGGTTATAAATGGAGATATAAAAAATGAGAATCAAAAAGAGGCAACCCGATTACGGGGCAATTTCCCGCCGTTCAATCAAAAATGATTTCAGACGGGTACAAACATATTCGGAAAGGGAGAAACGCCCGCAAATCGAAAATCCGCCCGAAATAAATGCAGAAAGACGGGTTTTGTTTGTTGGGGAAAATTCCGGGTATTACAAATTGCGTTCTTTTATAGTTGGAAAATTGGTTCGGTTAGTTCAAAAATCAATCGTCGGCGGTTGGGTTTGTGAGTTCGTACACGACGACGACCGAAAAGCGATAAACCATGCCGCCGGATGGTCGGATAATAAGAAACAATATTTGTTGGATTGCGTAAAATTCAAGTGAAATGAAAATAAAATCAAAAACCGGATATAAAATTGCGTTATACACGTTCGTGACGTTAACGGTTGCGTCTTATATGTGGGCGTTGTATAGTATCATTGTTTGGATAATTAAAGCGTTTTTTGTATGAGTGTAAACAAGGTTATTTTGATGGGACATACCGGGAAAGCCCCGGATTTTAAGGAGTTCGACAACGGGGGTTGCGTGGCGACCTTTTCGTTGGCAACCACGAAACGAGGTTATACCACAAAGGACGGGCGGCAAATCCCGGAGCGTACCGAATGGCATAACGTCGTATTGCAAAACGGGTTGGCAAAGGTCGCCAATCAGTACGTCAAAAAGGGCGACAAACTGTATATTGAGGGCGAATTGAGAACCCGGAGTTATGACGATGCGCAAGGCGTCAAACGGTATGTTACCGAGATAGTCGCAACCGATATGGAAATGTTGACCCCGAAAGCGACCGGAGCCGGGGCGCAAGTACCGCCGCCGCCCGTGCCGGATGCACCCGCCCCCGACGGAAACGACGATTTACCATTTTAAGCCGTTGACGATATGGGAGCGATAAACGGACGGGTTATTTACAGCCCAAAAGGTAAAGCCGGGGAATACGCCGAGAACGCCGCCAATTTCTTTGTCGGTTGTTCCAACGGTTGTACTTACTGTTATTTGCGCAAAGGTCGTGGCGCAAAGGTATTGGAAGGCAGTCGCCCGGAGTTGAAAAAGACGTTGCGGGAATATCCATACGCTTTGGATATTTTCAAAAACGAATTGTTGGCGCATAAGGAGGAATTGCAGAAAACGGGGTTATTCTTTTCGTTCACGACCGACCCGTTGTTGCCGGAAACGGAACGGTTGACCCGTCAAGCGGTCGGCGTATGCCAACGCCACGGCGTCCCGGTTAAGATATTGAGCAAATGCGCCGAGGGGTTGAACCGCTTCATTGATTTTGCCGAGGCGTCCGAGGGTTGGGACGTGTCCCGTATCGCTTTGGGCGCAACGTTGACAGGTTGCGACGAATTGGAGCCGAACGCCGACCCAAATATGATGCGGGTTAATGTGTTGGCACGGGCAAAACGCCACGGGTTCCGCACCTTTGCAAGCGTGGAGCCAATCCCGCCGGGAATGTACGACCGGGCAATTGGGATAATCAAATTGTCGTATCCATTCGTTGACCTGTATAAAATCGGGTTGCAGAGCGGCGGCAAATATCCGAAACGGGAAATACGATTGATTTACGACACGATTACGGAACATTGGGACGCCAGCCCGCAACAACCCCGTATCTATTGGAAAGATAGTATTGTTAATCCGTTGGGGATTGACCGGGGAGAATTGCCGGGGTATTGTGTCCCTGTTAATTGGGATTTGTTTAACAATGAAAAGTGAAATACGGGTTGAGGTTCCCGCCGATTGCCGATTGGTCGGAGTAAGGACGGACGGCGATGTTGTCGTTATCATTTACGAGCCAATCCAAAACGTCCGGCAAATTGGATTTATCCATTACCCGGAACCCGACGACGAAACCGAGGAACCCGAAAATAAAAAGTAAATATGCAGTACAGCAATAAGGATTACAACCCGGAAAAACACGACCGTTGGCGTGCGTTGACCGTAAAACAGCCATACGCAAATGATTTGGTAACGGAGGCGTACAAGGACGAAAACGGTATTGTTTACGGGAAAAAGACAATTGAAGTTCGGAGCAAAAACACGTCATACCGTGGCGACGTGCTGATATGTTCCGCAGCGTCCCCGGTTTATCCGGGAATGGAAAGCGGCGTTACTTTGGGATTGGTTGAGTTGTACGACGTAAAGCCGATAAAAGAGTTTACGCCGGAGGATTGGGAAAACACCCGGATTCCAAAGGAAAAGAGGGCGAAAATAACAAAGGGGTTCGGATGGATGATGCGCAACCCAAGACGTGTTATTGAAATGCCAATTAAGGGGCAATTAGGTATCTATAATCTCGTATATACCAAAGATTGTATATTGCCGTACCCCGTGGCAATGGTAATGGATAAAAAGGGTTATGAATTAGCAAGAAAGGAGGCACACAATGAGTAAGGACAAACACACCGTCCAAACAGGCATACACGTTGGGCGGGTCGGCGTCTATGTTTACGCCCGTGAGTATTGGCAATATCATAGTTGGCAATTTGGGGTATCCATTGATGCAATAAACGGTTACGACCGTTATGTTGATATTGAGGCGAAAATATTGTTTGTCGGCATTGGCATACGGTTTATATGGATTAAAAGAAAGGTAAAACGATGAAAGCAAAGATTTTATTGTTATCTTTGGCAACGCTTTTGTTGGGGGCGTGTCAAAGCGAGAACGAACCAACGGAGGCATTTAATTTACTTCAAAAATCCGAGAGCATGGCAGAAAGAAACGAGTTTGTAACGAATACCACGGCGGCAATGATACAGATAAACGCCCCCCGGTATAATTGTGAGATTGTCGAAACCGCATTAGCCGGGGGCGATAAGGTACGAATTTGCGTAAAAGGCGCAAAGGACGATTTGGACGCATTGTTTGACTATGTAAACGAAGCGGGCAAAGAATGAGAGTTAAGCAACCCGAACCATTCGACCCAAACAGAGAGTACAACCCCGGCGAACGTTGCGTTTACCGGGGTATGGTATTGATTGCCGAGATATGGACGGCGGCGGATGCACGATTAGCCAACAACAACCCCGCAATATTTACGCAACGTTGCGTTCGCTGCAAAATCCAAAGGGAAGATTGCCCCGGAATAGGTAGGCAATGCGATAAGTACAACAGAACCGACCGAAAAACGATATTTTGGCGGTTGGCATATCCGAAAACAGTAAGAACGAATAAAAAATTAGAGCATGACAGAAAGTAAGTTAAACCCGTTTGATGCGGAATTGTTGGTTATGATTGGCGATATTGCCAAAAGCCAACCGGAGGTCGAGGAAAAACCCGACCGTTACGAAATCACGGTTGACACAACCGAGACACAGGAAAACGCAATTGAAGCACTAAAACAGGCAGTCGCCGGACGATTGGGGAAACGCTTGTTAGTTACCCACACGTTAGACGCCGCCGTTGTTTTCAACGTCGAGTACGACCCGACGGAATACCCGGAACAAATCCGCACCCGGTTAGTTGAGCCGGACGCCACGGCGGGAACCCGATATTGCCGCACGTTGTTAGAAGTTGACGCAATACAGGTACGCCGGGACAATTTGGACGACCTGTTGAGATTTACCGGAGGCGGAACCATGACGATACCGAGAACCCTAAACGGGCGGGCGGTTTATTCGTTCCCGGACGGCAACGGCATTTTCATTGACGCCCCGGAAACGTACTACATTGTCCGGGAACCGGACGGACGATTGACAACCCGCCCGGAAAGAGAGTTTAACCGGGAGTTTGAGCCGAAAGGGGTAAGCGTACCGAAAGAACCCGGCGATAAGGGATGCGGGAATTGCACCAACTTTACAAACGAGGACGTCAACGGGAACGGTTATTGCGAGGCGTTCAAATGCGAACAATCGTGCGGCGTTATGCCGTGTCAAGAGTACAAACCCAAAAATCAATAAAGCATGAACAAAAGAGAAAAATTTTTGAAAGAGATTGCCGAGGTTATCAACCGTAATTCTTTGGAGGCGCATTTTAACGATACCCCGGATTACATATTGGCGGAAGTAGCAGTTGAAGCAATGGAGAATTTCGCCGAAGCGTCCGCACGGAGGGACAATTGGCACGGGTTCAAGAAGCCGATAAGCCGGGCGAGTTGTGCGGAATGAGGATTGCGACAATTGCCCGGTTCGGGGGATTTGCCCGGAGCATAAGAAGCCGGAGGCGTTCGACGTCCCAAAGGAGGTGCAAGGAGTGGCGGAATTTTTCGGCAAGATGTTCCCCGGTTCCAAAGTAGAAATACACCGGGTCGAAATGCCGAAAAGGAACCCACGGGATAAACGCCGGGCAATGAACAAAAGGAAAGGGGGCAACAATGGGAAAAAGTAATTGCCCCGGACAATCGAAGCCCGAAAAGATATGCGGAACGTGTCGATATTTTAACCCGGAATTTCCGGTAAATGGAAAGCCCGCCCCGGTATGTTTGGCAATAAAAGAAATGAAAGGGGGAACGGAATACAGCAACCCCCGTGGAACGCAACATTATTTTCGTTGCTCAAATGGGAGGTACGAAATAGGCATAAGCAATTAGGCAATCAGCCCCGGAAACAAAGCCGGGGTTTTGCCGTTTATATGTGAGAGAGAACAAACGGTTGGCAATGCGGCGAAAAAGCCGTAAATTTGCCCCGTGGTTAAAAGATAACCACCGAGATATAGAAAGTATTGAATAAGACAATAAAGCCTCTTAAAATGGAAATTCCGTGCAAATAACTTGCAAAAGGGTCAGCAACGTTTTAAGGAGGTAAACAGGGGAAAGGATAAAGCCCGGAACGAAAGAACAAAGGCAAAGGAGCCGATAAGGAACCAAGCCAAAGGACGAAAAGGCGTAAAAGGCAGATTTTGACCCCTGTTTGACATTAAAAGAGGTTAGACGATGGAAAAATTGAACAAAGGGCGAAAGCCCCCCGGATACAACAAACGTTCCGAGGAACAAAGGATTTACGATGTACGGTTTTGTGCCGACTTGTTTTTGCGTGGTTATTCGTATCGAGAAATTGCCGACGCATTGAACCGGGATTTGTCCGCCCGTGGCGTTGGTTATACAATTTCGTTTCAAATGGTTTATTACGATTTGCAACAATGCCTTATCGAATGGAAGCGGGAACGGTTGGAAACAATCGACGAATATGTTACGCAGGAATTGCGCAAGTTGGATAAAATGGAGCAACAAGCGTGGGAGGCGTGGGAGGTATCCAAAACCGGAAAGCAGCGCACCAAAGAGAAAACCAACCGGGGGCGTCCTATCAAAACGGATGCGACCGACGGCGACCCGGAATATTACGGGTATGACGAAACGACCGTTGAAACGTCGGCGGGCAATCCCCGGTTTTTGGACTTGCTGTTGAACATTCAACAACGCCGGGCAAAGATGTTGGGATTTGATGCACCCGTTAAAATCGAGATACCCGGATACAACGCCGGGACGGACGACGATAAACCGAAATACGATGTTAAGGCAATCCCGGACGACCTGTTGTTTGCCGTCGCCGACAAATTGCAGTCCGCCGAATTTCAAAAGACAATCGCCGAGAAAGGAGGGGCGCAATAATGGCAAAGCGAATGAATGTTGTTAAACAGGTTGTAACCAAAACGAACCATTATTGCGGGGATTGCGGACACGGTGTTTGGTATTTCGACCATGAGAATTTAGATGTTGCAAATAGATTGCCGATTTGTTGCCGTTGTCCGTTTACCCCGAACCGTTCCCGGATAAGGAGCGAAACGGCGTGTTTGAATTGGATACCGAAAAAGCCCGGCGAATTGATAGTTACACCCGATAAAATTGTACGACCATGAGCAACGAGGAATTATTGAAGATGTACGAGGCAATCAAGGCAGACCCCGGCGAATTGGTGCGAGCCGCCGCCCGTAAACGTCTTATCAACTTTGCCCGGTATATGCAACCGGATTTGGTATTGGAACCGTTTCATGTTGTATATTATACCCTGTTGGATATGTTTGCGCATGGCAAAATACGAAAGATGATTGTACAACAGCCGCCGCAACATGGCAAATCGGAGGGGTCAAGCCGCAAATTACCCGCATTTATGTTGGGGTTAGACCCCGACCGCAAAATATGTATCGGTTCGTATGCGGCGACAATCGCACGGGATTTTAACCGGGACGTTCAACGAATAATCGACACGCCCCGGTATCGTGAATTATTCCCCGGCACGTACTTAAATGGGTCGAACGTCGTAACAATGGCGAATACCTATTTGCGCAATTCCGATGTTATCGAAATGGTCGGGCGTAAGGGGTCGTTGCGTGTCGTCGGTCGTGGCGGTTCGCTGACGTCTAAAACCGTGGACGTTTCGATATTGGACGACGTGTATAAAGATTACGCCGAGGGTAACAGCCCGATAGTACGGGCGGCGGCGTGGAAATGGTACACGACCGTTGTACGCACCCGTTTACACAATGATAGTCAAGAATTGATTGTATTTACCCGTTGGCACGACGACGATTTGATAGGACGCATTGAAAAGAGCGGCGAAACGATTATTGATGTTAAGTGTTGGGCCGATTTGGAGGACGTAACGCCGGGGGCGTGGGTGCGCATAAACTTTGAGGGGTTGAAAACCGGGGAACCGACCGAGATAGACCCACGGGAACCGGGGGCGGCATTATGGGAAAGCCGACACAGTAAGCAAAAGTTGGAAGCGCAAAAGGCATTAGACCCGGTGCAATTTCAATGCCTGTATCAAGGCAACCCCGGTTCCGCCGAGGGTCGATTGTACCAACCTTTCAAAACGTGGGTCGAAAAATCCGATTACGGCACGTACATTCGTTCCGGCGCATACATTGACGTTGCCGATGAGGGCGACGACCTGTTGTTTGCCGCAACGTATGACGTGTATAAGTCCGACAATCTGTTTTTCAACGAGAAAACAAAGCGCATGGAGCCGATATTGTTTGCCCTTATTACAGATATGGAAATGACGGACGAAAACACGGACGTTACAACCGTAACCGTCCCGGCGATGATTAACCGGAACGGGACGCAAAAAGCGTGGGTTGAGAGCAACAACGGTGGTGCGGGTTATGAAAAGGTTATCAAAAAGAAAGTCCGGGCGATTACCGACCCGTTTTATCAAGGGGGCAACAAGGAAAGCCGGATAATAACAGCGTCCGCAATGGTTAATCAACATATAATTATGCCGTTCGGTTGGGAAACCCGGTACAAAGCCGTTTACGACCATGTAACCGGATTTTTGCGCAATTTCGGAGCCAATACGCACGACGACCCGGAGGACGGATTGACCGGGATATATGAAAAGGAGATTGCGGACGGCAATATACAGCCATACGCACACGCAAACCGAGGCGTAAGACGACGCAATTAGCAATATTTTTGAGATATGCAAGATTATCCGAGAAAAAGTTTATAACTTTGTAACCAAAACGAGGGGGGCAAAGGGACAGCCCCGGAGAAAGTAACAATATTTTTAACGTTAAAAACAAAGAAGTATGATTTGTAAATGTCCGGCGGGGACGGCGTTGCCCGATGTACCCGCAATTAAGTGTTCGGAAAGTTTCGGACAGGTTCAAAAAGTGGCTTTTCAACGTCTTATGAAAGATGACGGAAGCAAAAACAGTTTTACGAGTGAAAAAGCGATTACGGCGTTAGCGTCATGGACGCCCCTGTTATCGGCGGCGGATAGCACGAAAATAGTTGTTTCGCCGTATATCCAAGCCCCGACCGCCGAGGCGGGAGCCGCCCGCACCTTTGGAGGCGGTAACGAAACGTTAGGAGGCGTCGAAGAGATTATTGGACGTGAACCAACCCCGTTTACCGGAGTTATCCGCAAAGCCCCGCAGGAGGTTATCAAGGCATTAAAGGAAATGCAATGCGAAAGTTGGGGCAACAATTTGGGTATCTTCATTTTCGACGAAAACGGCGCAATCGGCGCAATCAAGGGGAGTACAGACGGTACATATTACCCGATACCGATACGTTCGTTGTTTATCGGCGATAAGACGTTGGGCGGATTGGAAGCCCCGGACAGCAACGCAATACAATGGTCGTTTTTGCCGAATTGGTCGGACGATTTGGCGATTGTTGCCCCGGCGTTTAACCCGCTTACGGATTTGAAACCCGCATCAAATTAATGACGGCGAAAGTTACAAAGGTCGTGTTGGAGTGTCCGACCCTTAACACGACCGAAGAATTTGAGATTAACCACGCCGAACGCCTGTTGCGGATGCCTAACAATGGCGGTTGGCAGTTGCCCGAAAAAACACCTTTTGAATTTAGCAAAGAAAATGGGATTAGATATAAAACGCATAAGAAAGGAAATAACGGAACCGAGGAAAAAGGCGACGATAAATAAAGCGGTCATACACCAAAACCGCATTAAATTTCACGCCCAAACCAACGTAACGCCCTTAATGTGTTTACCCACGACCGATTTTTTGGCATGGGTTCAAAATCTTATCCCGCACGATAAATTCAAAATCTTCAAAACATTGTTCCGTTACCCCGTTCGTACCAACGAGGTAACGGGCATTTGTTTTGATAAGTTAAGCCGTATTTTCGACGGTCGTAACCCGGCGTTCAACTATCAATTTCAAAACACGGAACAACGGGACGATTGGGAGTATTACCGCCAAGATGTATTAAAGGAGCCGGAAATTTGGAATACAAAAGGTTGGGAGTTTTTCAAGACGGAAATAAACAGCGTCTTAATAGTTGATTTGCCCGCCGAGCAAAACCCCGCCGACCGATACCCGACCCCGTATTTTTATTGGCTACCTATCGAAAGCGTCATAACCTTTGAGGCAAACCGGACAACCGGGGTTATGGATTGGATAATTTTCCGCCAACCCGATAAACGTATTGCAGTTATTGACGATGAACGATACAGAGTATTTGCAGAGGACGACGGCGGCAACATAGGCGAATTATTGGTTGATAACCCACACGATTTGCGCTATTGCCCCGCCCGTTTCTTTTGGAACGAGCCAATGAATTTGCGAGAACCGGACGTTAAACAATCCCCGCTAACAAAAGAATTGGAGGCGTTGGATTGGTTTTTGTTTTTCCATATATCGAAGCGGCATTTGGATATGTACGGGGCGTACCCGATATATTCCGGTTACGAACAATCGTGCGATTTTACAAACGCCGAAAACGGCGATTATTGCGACGGTGGATTTTTGAAAGACAAACAAGGGTATTACAGGTTAGACCAAGCCGGGTTATTGATGCGTTGCCCCAAGTGCGGCGACAAACGGATTACCGGGGCGGGTTCCTTTGTTGAAATACCGATACCGGACGGGGACAAACAACCCGATTTGCGGAACCCGGTACAAATGTTGACCGTTGACCGTACAAGTTTGGATTATAACGTTGAGGAAGAAAAGCGATTGCGGGAAAACATTATTACCGCCGTCGTCGGACAAAACGAGGAAGTAACCCAACGGGAGGCATTCAACGAACAACAGGTTAAAGCCGCATTTGAGAGCCAAAGCACGGTATTAAACCGAGTGAAAAAAGGCTTTGAAGCCGCCCAACAGTTCGTCGATGAAACGGTTTGCCGATTGCGATACGGCAATATGTTCGTATCTGCAAAAGTCAATTACGGCACGGAGTTCTATTTGTACGACGCAAGCGAGTTGCGGAACCGTTACAAGTCGGCAAAGGAAAGCGGCGCAAGTGAGGCAGAATTGGACGCCCTACAAAATCAGATTATCGAAACGGAGTACCGGAACAACCCAACCCAATTGCAACGTATGTTGATATTGGCAGAGTTGGAGCCGTACCGCCATTTGACCCGGAACGAGGTATTGGATTTGTACGGGCGTAACTTAATCCCGGAGAATGAATTGCGTATAAAGTTGAATTTCGCTAACTTTGTCCGCAGGTTTGAACGGGAGAATACAAACATTTTGGAGTTTGGAACGCAAATACCATTCGACAAAAAGATTTCAGTAATAACAAGTAAATTTAATGATTACGCAAATGAACACAATGTTAAGTAGTTATATTTGGAAATTTAATAAATAAATTAAAGTTATGAGAGTAAAAGTAAACGATGGTAAAACAAAGGACGTCGCAATTACCGACGTCACCCCCGAAAATTACATTGTACCGAGCAACGAACAACATTTGTATCATTGCATTATTGAGGTACGCAAGTTTGACAGCGAAACGGGCAAACGCTTATCCGTTCCCCGTATCCAAAAGTTCGGCAAAAAGTCCTTTGAAAACGGCATTTTGGACGCACTGAAAAAACAGGGTTACACGATTACCGTATTGCACGACCCCAACGAGTACGTCAAGGCGCAAGCCGAGGAAAAAGCGGCACGAACCGCCGCACAGCAGAAAGCCGCCGAGGAAAAAGCCGCCGCCGATGCAAAGGCAAAGGCAGAAGCCGAGGCGAAAGCCAAAGCCGAGGAAAAAGCGGCGTTAAAGGCTGAAATTTTGGCGGAATTGAAAGCGGCGGGAGTTATCCCGGCGGAACCCGCCAAAGAAACCAAAGCCGATGCAAAGGCAAAGGCAGAAGCCGAGGACAAACCCGGAGCGAAAAAGTAACAGAGTATTAAACTATTAAAAATACGATTATGGCACAGATTGCACAGCAGGACAATTTGGTTATTGAAGTAACAACAACCGCCGCCGCATTGGATGGCGCAACAAAGAAAAAGTTGATTGAATGTATTGAGGGCGGAACAATTACCGACGTAATTTTGGTAACAAAAGAGGTTGAAAAGAAAATCAGCCATGCACGTGTTGTTAGTTGGTTGGTTGACACAACCGGGAATTCGCCAAAATACACAATTGATATTATTAACGCAAACAGCGGAACAGTAACAGCAATCGCACTTAATTAATTCAAAGGGAAAGAATTATGTTAACGAGAGAAATTTTAGTTGCAAATGCGGCATTAGCCGGATTAACCGACGAACAAATTGCGGCAATTACAACATTGTCCGCCAACTACGAAAATAGCGTTATCGCCAAAAAGACGGGCGAAATTTACGGCGGATTGGATGCAGATATTTTGGCGGCGTCCGGTATAGCAAAGAACGGAACCGAAAAGACGTTTGATTACGCAAAACGTGTGATCGCCGAGTTCAAAACCAAAGCGGAAAGCGCAAGCGCATTGCAAACCCAAATAGACAGTCTGACGAAAGAAAAGGCACGTTTGGAAAAGGCAATTGCCGACGGTGCGACCGATGCGGAAACGGCAAAGGCGTTGAAACAGGCGAAAGCCGATTTAACGGCGGTAACAACGCAGTTTAACGACCTCAAACGCAAGTATGATGAAGCCGAAAAGAAAATCCAAACGGAGTTGTTCGGCGTTCGTATCGAGGGCGCATTGCAGACCGCAACCGCCGGGTTGAAATTCAAACCAGGATTGCCCGAAAGCGCAACAAAGGTTTTGTTGGCGCAAGCAATCGACAAAATCAAGGGTATGAACCCCGAATATATCGACGACGGCAAAGGCGGCAAAATCATTGCTTTTAAGGACGAAAGCGGCGCAATTATGCGTAACCCGAACAATCAGTTGAACCCGTACACCCCCGGCGACCTGTTGGCAAAGGAATTGGAAACAATGGGTATTTTGGATAAGGGACGCCAAGCCGGAGGCGGCGGAACGGTTCCCCCCGGGGGCGGTTCCGGCGGTGGTAGCGGAACAACCATTGACGTAACGGGCGCAAAAACCCGTGTCGAGGCTTACGAAGCAATCGCCGCAAACCTTATGGCGCAGGGCTTAACGGCGGGTTCCGAAAAGTTCGACGCCGCAATGAAACAGGCATGGCAGGACAACAATATTGCCGCATTGCCGGAAAAGTAAACAACCACGGGTAAAGGGTAAACCCGCATTTAATAACAATTAAATTTTTAACATTATGTCATTAGTAGCAACAAGATTGCAGAATTGGCGGATTGAAAACCCGGAATTAGACCGTAATATGACCCGCCCGTGTGAGTATGGCGCATTGGATTTTTTCATTGAACAAACCAACGCCCCGTCCTCAATCATTAACCCCAATTTGCGTGACCGTGCGTTTGCGTCCATTGGTAACACGGTGCAAGTACCCGTTATCAATTACGACGGCGATGTACAGGTTAGCAATGTCCGTTCGTGCGTTATCGCTGACGATGAAAATACGTCCGCATTGGTAACGGTTGTTTGGGCGACTTATGCCATTGGCTTTACAATGGTTCCCGCCGCCTACATGAACAACGAAATTTCCTACGAACACGACTTTTTGCGCAAAATGGAAAAGACGTGCCGGGCTTTGGCGAACAAATTGGACGTCGGAGCCGTTGCCGCATTGGAGGCAAACAAAACGCAGGTGTTCAAAACGTTGCTTAATTACACGGAGTCGGGCAACGTGGTACAGGTTCCAACCCAAATGGCGACCGAGATTTTGGGCGATATTAACCCGATTATGCGGGCTAACTGTTACCCGGAATATATCCACATTATCGCCAACGCCGGGGTTGATAGCCTTATCCGTAAACTTGCACAACATGGCGTTTACAACGACGTAAACAAGCGCATGGAGTACGACAACAAGGTTTTACACTACACGAACAACGTAACCGACGAATCGGGCAAAATGGGAACCATGTTTGCCGTTGCTGACGGTAATGTTGGTATCCTTACACGTGTTGACCGTGAGGCATTACGCCGCACCCGTGCGAATTTCCACGAATGGGACGTTGTACGTTTGCCGTACATTGATTTGCCCGTTGGTTCGCACTATTACACCGCCGTTGGCGACCAGTCCGCAATTATGGGCGACGCAACCGCCGATTTGACGTGCGCCGTTAAGGAGTATTTCGGATTTAGCGTTGATGTTGCCTACATGGTAGCATATAACAGCAAGCCGGACACCGTGGCAAACCCGATTATCAAAGCCGAGATTGCCGTCCGCAATCCAAACGAACCGTTGGGTATGCCTGTATATGTAACCAACGCAGCGGAATTTCCCGCCGGAGGTGCTGGGGGCGAATAACGCCGGAGCATAACGAATTGTTAAACCGAGGGGACGGGGTGGTTATCCCCGCCCCCCCTTTTTTTATTGCAATCTTAATTCCTAATATGGGAACAATGTGTTATATTTGCATATGGAAAAATGGAAAGAAATTAAAGGTTATGAAAGTTTGTACCAAATCAGTAGTAACGGAAGAGTTAAGAGCTTATATCGTGTAGATAGATTAGGCAGGGTTTATAACGACCGTATATTAGTACCTGAAATTACAAAAAAGGGTTATTTACGTGTTTCATTAGGAAATAGGAAAGATGGATTTAAAAAAATAATGGTTCATAGATTAGTTGCTGCGGCTTTTATTCCAAACCCGGACAATTTGCCGCAAGTCAATCACAAGGACGAAAACAAGTCGAACAATCACGTTAATAATTTGGAATGGTGTGATAACACATATAATCAAAATTATGGCACTCGTAATTATAGAGCTAATAAACATAAAAATAAACGGATTGCTCAATTTGATAGATTCGGTAATAAAATTGCAGAATATGATAGTATAAAAATTGCAGCAACTAAAATGGGTGTTAATGTCAGTCAGTTATCAAGGCACTTAAATAATAAACCAACCAAAAACATAAGAGGTAAATTATATTATTCTCATAGTGTTGGAGGTTATAAATGGGCGTTTTTATGATAAGAATAAATGAAATATGCGAAGCGTTAAAAAATGTGTGCGGATGGGAGCAGTCATACGACCCGGCAAAGGCGATAGACGACAATTTAACGCAGACGGAAAGCGGTTTGACGTTTCAAGGTGCGCACCCCCTTGTTACTTTGGATAATGTCCGGGCAATCGTCCCGGATGATTTCGTTTTTCAATATCCGGTTTGGAATATGGTACTGGAATACAAAGCCGGGGCAAAGGTTCGCCACAACAACAAAGTTTGGATTGCGACACGGGACAACCAAAACGAGGAACCGACCGAAAGCGATTTTAACGACGATTACAACGACGATTACGGCAACCCCTATTGGCAACCGTACAATTTCATTTCCGATTATTTGGAGCGTTTGACCCGTAACGGTATTGCGCAAATGGTACAAACATTCACGCAAATAAAGGGATTGGATAAGGAAACAAAGAACCTGTTGGAGCGGCGCACGTTCTTTGACGGTGCGGGACGTATCCGGGCGACGTTGCCGAATAATCATAAATTAGTCGGGTTTGAAATTGTCCCGGTTCGTTCTATGGGCGTAACAATGAAAATCGAGCAAATCGGGTTGCAAATGACGGGCGCAACCGGGGTTGTTCGTATGTATCTTTTCCATTCGTCCCAAATTGACCCGATAAAGACGTTTGATTTGAATTTTACGCAGACAAACGGCGGTTTTCAGTGGTTCCCGTTGAAAGATTGTTATTTGCCGTATATCAGTACCGGAAACAACGCCGGGGGGTCGTGGTTCCTTTGTTACAACCAAAACGATTTGCCCGCCGGAATGCAGGCAATTAACATGACAAAGGATTGGAGCCGGGAGCCGTGCGGAACGTGTACGGGTTACGTCGATTTGGAGCGTTGGCGGGAAATAACAAAGTATTTACAGGTATCCCCGTTTATGATGAACGCCCCGGAAACATTCGATGAATACCCGGAGTTGTGGGATATTGCGCTGACGATGTACACCAATACGCAGAATTACGGGTTGAATTGCGAAATAACCGTTGGTTGCGACCTAACGGATTTTATCATTAAGGAAAGGCAGATTTTCCAAACGGTTATCCAACGACAGGTCGCCGCAATCATGTTGCGCACGTTGGCAATGAACCCCGATGTTAAGGTAAACCGGAACCAAGTAAACGCAAGCCGGATGGAAATTCTTTATGAGTTGGACGGCAACGTTGAGGGTCGCCCCGGCGGTTTGGGTTATGACCTAAAAAAAGCATACGAGGCGTTGCGGTTGGATACGCAGGGTATCGACCGTATTTGCCTTACTTGTAATAACCACGGTGTAAAATACCGGACAACGTAAGATTATGGCGGGGTTAAAGTCAATACAGGATTTACGCAACCGGGTTGGCACGTTCAACAACGGGTTATCGTCCGGCGCATACATTCAACAAATTATTTGGGATAATGACGCCTATATTGTTGATATGAACGCCGAGGAACAATTGTTTGAACAAGGTATTAACCGTTTGGGCGTGGATATTATGGATTACGCCCCGTATTCGCCGTTGACGATAGCCATAAAGGAGGAAAAGGGACAACCGACAAACCGGGTAACGTTACGGGATACCGGGGATTTTGAAGCGTCGTTTTTTTTGGAAGTCGGCGACAAACAGTTTGAAATAAAAGCGTCGGATTTCAAAACGGAGGACTTAATAAAAAAGTACGGGCGGCAAATATTGGGATTGACGGACGAAAATATTGCGGCGTTGATTTGGCAATATATATTCCCGGACTTAATGAAGAAAGCAAAAAACGTATTATATGGCAATGAATAAGAGAACAACCCCTATAATTCCCAACCCGGTTTTAATCGACCGGGTTTTGGGGAACATACAAACCGGGTTAATGGATAACGTCGATTGGTTGAACGTCGCATTTGGGCGGGCGCAACGTATCGCCAAAGTGATACAGGGCAAACGCTATTATATCCCGAACGTATATGCGGGCGGGACGGAATGGAGAGGCAACAACGATTATATCGACGTTTCCCCGGATGCCAATATTGGCAATTTTTCGTTCTTTTGGATAGACGACCCGCAAACGGTCGGTTGGGTTCCCAAAGAGCAAAGCGAGATTAAAGCCCCGTTTTCCCTTATTGTTTGGTTCGATTTGCGCAAGGTTTACCCCGGTCAACTCAACAACCGGAATACCGAGGCATTGAAGAACGAAATATTGACCGTCCTAAATGGCGGTTTTTGGCTGAAAGACGGGACGATTGTAATAAACCGGATTTATGAGTTGGCGGAAAACGTGTACCGTGGGTTTACGTTGGACGAAATAGATAATCAATTTTTAATGCACCCGTTCGGCGGTTTTCGCTTTGAGGGTGTATTGTCAGTTAATCAACCTTGTAACATTTAACGATATGGTAACTTTCATTATTTGGGTTTTGGTCGTGGCAACCGTGGCGGCGTTCCTGTTGACCCTGTTAAAAAAGTGGGGCGTTATTGAGTACGTCCAAGTTCACGGCAACGACTTTTTTGTTAAGATGTTCAATTGCGGCTTTTGCTTATCATGGTGGGCGGGGGTCGTTTTGTCCGTCCTGTTTGCTATATGCACCGGGAACCCGGCATTGTTATTGGTTCCGTTTTGTTCAACAGTCATAACCCGCATACTCTTATGAAAACGACAAAGATAGGGGAACGGGCGGTTGTGTTGTACGATAGTATCGACGAATTGCCGATTTTGCGATTTCACGCATATAACAAAATGTTGCTTATCGACGCCGGGGTTGGGTCGGATTTGAACGATTGGGATGCGCATATTGAAAAGGCAATCCGGTTTATCCGAAAGGAAAAGCCCGATTTGGCGGAAAAGGAATTGGATAATTTGCGGCAAAACGTTTATTTCGTCCAATCCGCCATATCGCCAAAGTATTTGGCGTTTGCCTGTTTGGTTAAGTCCGTGGACGGAACCGAATACAACGATATGACGGCGGACGGTTTGCAAAAGGTATTGGATTTATTCGCCGATGCACCTAACGCCGAGTTGACCGCCCAATTGGAAGCGGTCAAAAAAAAAATAGATGAAGAATTGCAATTATATTTTCCTAAACTATTCGACGACGCCACGATTAAAGAGTATTACGACCAATTGAAGCAACGCACAATGTTAATGTTGGAGGCGATAATACAGGGGGACGAAAGCGACAAACGGGCGGAAATAGACCATATTACGACGTTGTTGTTGACTTATACAAAACCCAAATCGTTTAGCGGGTCGGATAGCGTGGAAATACAATACGACAAACAGTTTGAAAGTATGTGTTTGATGTTGTCCCAACATTTGCACGTAAACCCAAAATCGTTTACCGTTTTGGAATATTACAACGCATTTGAATACATAAAGGAGCAAGCGAAAAAAGCAAGCAGAAAAAGCCAAAATAAGGCGATGTAAGGCGTTTTATTTTTCAGACGATAAATTATACATTTGAGAAACAAAAATTGATTGTAGGGCAAATTGCCCGAAAATAACAAAATAAATAGTCGGATATATGGCAGATAACAACAACCCAATTAAATATTCGGATTTGGTAAGCCCCGATAATTCGATTACGGATTTGATAAAGCAATTGGATGAACTTTCAGACACATATACAAATGCGTTGAAAAATATTAGGGCGGAAGCAATTCAGTTAGCGGCGGTTCTGCAAAAAGTTTCCGGGGCAACCGAGGACGGCAGGAACACAACCAAGAAAGCCGCAGACGATGCGGAACGTTTGGCACGTGCGCAACGTGATTTGGCGTTTGCGGAAAGTGAGAACGCAAAGAAGTTGGCGGAGTTGAAATTGGCACAGCAGGAAGCGAACCAAATTAATAAACTGATTGTGAAAATAAATCAATCCGCCGAGGGTAGTTATAACCGTTTATCGGCGCAATATTCATTGAATAAGATTTATTTAAACAACATGACTAAAGCCGAACGGGAAAACACCGAGGAGGGGCGAAAATTGGTTGCACAAACCAAAGAAATATACGAAGAAATGAAACGTTTGCAGGAAGCAACCGGGAAATTTCAATTGAACGTCGGAAATTATACGGAGGCGTCCGACGCAATTATTGCGTATGGCGACAAATTAAAAGAAACGTTAGGTTTAAATAGCGCATTTGGCGAAAGTCTTTTGGCGTTAGGACGTGGCGGGGCTGAAAGTAAAGCCGTTTTTACAGCTATTGGCGACGGGGCAAAAGCATTGGGAAAAACTTTGTTGGGATTACTTTCAAACCCGGTTTTTTTGGCGATTGCCGGAATTGCGGCGGCGGGTGCGGCGTTTAAATGGTGGTACGATTATAACGCCGGGTTAGTTGAGGCAACGAGATTGACGCAACAATTTACCGGGAAAAGTGGCGATGATTTGAAAGCGTTTAGAAATGAGGTGCAAGCCGTCGCCGATTCATTCAACGCAGATTTCCGGGAAACATTGATTGCAACAAACGCATTATCAAAACAATTTGGTATTTCTGCAAATGAGGCATTGCAGTTGGTTAAGGATGGTTTTTTGTCCGGAGCCGATGCGAACGGGGAATTTTTAGACACGTTGAAAGAATACCCGGCATATTTCAAAGAGGCTGGAATATCAGCAGACCAATTTGTTGCGATTGTAGCCCAAACAAACAAAATGGGTATCTTTTCGGACAAAGGCGTTGACGCAATTAAGGAGGCAAATTTGCGTTTGCGTGAAATGACGACGGCGACGGCGGCGGCTTTGGACGGTATCGGTATTTCGTCGGAACAAGTTCAAAAAGATTTGCAGACCGGAACCAAAACAACGTTCGATGTTATACAAGACGTTTCCGCAAAATTGGCAGAATTGCCGGATAATGCGGCAACGGTCGGGGCTGCAATTGCAGATATATTCGGGGGTCCCGGAGAGGACGCCGGATTGCAGTATTTGCGCACGTTGAAAGATATTTCAACAAACATGGATGAAGTAAAAGGGAAAGCCGGAGTTTTGGCGCAATTGCAGGAGGAACAATTGCAAAGCCAAATTGAGTTGCAAAACGCATTATCCGGATTGTTTGACGCAACCGGAGGAAATTTTGAAACGTTGACAACGCAGGCAAAAGTTTTTGTTAACCAAGGATTGACGGCGATAATAAAAGGGGTTATTGATGTTGTCAATTACTTGATTGAGTTATACAATGAAAGTGTTTTGATACGTGCAATTTGGAATGGGATTGTTGCCGGATTCAAAACAACATTTGATACGTTGGGAAATTTGTTTGGATTCTTTATTGATATAGTCAAAGCAACCGGAACCGCATTAAAGGGGGCGTTTACGTTAGATTTTGACGAAGTAAAAAAAGGATTGGCAGATTATGCAGCAGCGTACGGAAATTTGGTTAAAGCCCAAGTTAAAGACATAACAGAAAATTTCCAAGAGGGTTTGGATGGTATGCAAAAGAAAATAAAACCGTTAACAATCCCGGTTTCTGTTGGAGATACCCCGACGCCACAAACAGACAATAAGCCCGTAACGACACAGAACCCAACCGTAACGCCAAGGGGTAAAAGCGATGCGGAAAAGGCAGCAGAACAACAAGCAAAGCAAATTGAAGCGGCATATAAAAAGAATTTGGAAGCAACCCGAAAATTGCAGGATGCACAATTGCAGTTGGAAACCGACGAATGGGCAAAGCGTCGCCAACAAACGCAATATCAGTATTCCCGCCAAATTGAGGATTTACAACACCAATTGCAGACCGAAAAGGATTTGAACGAAACCGGACGCCAAGCGATAAACGCCACAATTACGGCGTTGGAACAGCAACAAACCGAGGCATTATTGAAAATCGAACAAGACCGACAATTGCAGGAATTGGCGTTGCAGAAAGAAAGCATTGAATTACGTTTGCAAGCAGTCAAAGAGGGAAGCGAGCAGGAAAGACAATTGCGGATGCAGTTGTTGGAAAACGAAAGACAAACCGCATTATTACAGAACCAACAGAAACCGACCGGGCAACAGCAAGACGCCGGGGCGATTAATGCAAGTTTTGACGCAAAGGGAGCCGGAATTGCGGACGAATATTTGCAAGCGCAATTACAGATATTCGACCAACAACAAGCGTTGGCACAATCGGAGTTTGATTTGTTGAGAAATTCAGAAGCCCGGAAAACTCAATTCCGTTTGCAAGCAGAAAAGGAACGTTTGCAAAAGGTTTTAGAATTAAATCAGCAAGCCGCCAATAAATTGTCTGATGTTGAGGTACAAACAATTCAAAACACTATTAAAAAAATAGACCAAGAAATTGAGCAATCCAAAGGGGAGGAACGAGGAACAGACATTTACGGTTTGTTTGGGCTTAATTTGGACGACGACCAAAAAGAGGCAATTAATACGTCTATGCAATACGCATTGGATGCGTTAAATACATTCACGGCGGCACGTGTTGCCGCAGCAGATGCAGCCGTTGAGCAAGCGGATAAAGAGGTTTCCGCCGCACAATCGGCGTTGGATGCAGAATTGGAAGCAAGGGCAAACGGGTACGCCAATAATGTTGTACAAGCGCAAAAGGAGTTGGATTTGGCAAAGAAAAACCAAGAAAAAGCGTTGAAAGAACAACAGAAAGCGCAAAAACAGCAGGCAGCAATACAAACATTGCAGCAAATCGGAAACATGGTAACAGCAACGGCGCTGATATGGTCGCAATTAGGTTTCCCGTTTGCAATACCTGCAATTGCCGTAATGTGGGCGAGTTTTGCAGCGTCTAAAATCAAGGCGGCGCAATTGGCAAAACAGACCGGAGGAAACGGAGGAACGGAAACATACGGCGACGGTACCGTTGAACTTTTGGAGGGCGGTTCGCACCAAAGCGGAAATGATATTGATTTAGGAACGAAACCGGACGGAACCCGCCGACGTGCCGAGGGCGGGGAATTTTTCGCCGTTATCAATAAACGTAATTCCCGCCGTTTCCGTCGTTTAATCCCGGACGTAATAAATAGTTTGAACCGGGGAACATTCCCCCAAAAGTACCTTAATGCCTACAATACCGACGGCATTAATGTAACGGTTCAACAAAATAACGCACCGGATTTGCGGGATTTAAAAGACGATGTAAGGGAGATTAAGGAACAAAACCGCCGCCGTCGTTACGTCGATGGCAACGGCAATGTTATTGAGGTTTACAAGAATTTGACACGTAAAATTAAAAATTGATATGAACCCGATTTATAGACATTCATTTGTAAATGCGTTTTTAGCGAACGGGGCGATAAGTAACACAACCGGGAACATAAACGGGAATAATACAAATTTCTATTATACCCGTACTTTTGTCCCGGTTGGGAATGTGTACCCCCGCAAATTGTTTCAGAATTACACCCCGCAAGCCGGGGGCGCATTTTACGATAGCAATAAAAAGATTATCAGCGGTTGGGGAAGCGACCCGACCGCCACAAATACGGAATTTGACATACCAAGCAATGCCGCATATATCCGGTTTAATGTAAGCAAAGCGCAATACGCCAACGGGACGGCATGGTTGAGATTGGGAACGTTGGACGCCCCGAACGTCTTACAAGGTCAAACCGTGCATCCGATTTATAAGGACGATTTGGCAAAGGAGTACGAATTAGAAACCAACCAACGGTTTTATCGTGCCAAATTATCCGGCAAAATTACCTTTGTCCGGGATGATTACGACTATATAAACCGTCAATCGTTCGACAATGAATTTTTGTATTGCATTGAAAAGAGCGACGACGGCGGGCGTACATGGTTCCAATACTTTCAAGGCAAGTTTATGAAAACCGATTGTACGTTTACGGATTACGATAAAAAGGTTGTTGTACAACCGGACGCAATCGACGATTATAACGACGTGTTGGCGGGATTGGAAAAGGAATACAATTTAATAACGTTAGCCCCGACAATCCAACGGATAACGATAAACAAGCGTCCATTAATTCAAATATACGTTCCGGGGGATAGTGTTGTTTCTTGTTTTTTGGGCGGTACGAATTGGGAACAAGACGCAAACGCCACGACCGACCAAAACGCATTAGTACAAACCTATCATTTTGCTTTGTGCAATATATTGAAAGAAATACAAATTACGTCCAACGGTTCCCCGGCGGTAATATCCGGGCTTTATACCGGACGAATGGCGACGGGTGCAAGTGCGGACGTATTCGAGGGGAAATTATACCCGGAATTGAATGTTAATTATTATATCTATATTTCACAACAACGAATAAACGGGGGGTTGCCGTTTGGTATTGCTGTAGTTGAAATACGGAAACAATCCGACGATACGGTAATGTTTCGTTATCAAAAGGTAACGCAGGAACCGTTTGATACGTTGGAATTTGATTTAACCGCCGTTGAGGGTTCCGGGGCAACCGGAACAATGCACGCCGATATGAAAAGTTATAATATATATGCCCGGTATTTGTGCGACGTGGAGAAAATCGACGACCTTAATACATATCCATTGCCCGCCGATGATATAGTTGATAATAACCGTAATTATAGGCGTGCGATTGGTTACGCAATCGACGTGGCGTTTATTTCAAACAACTTTTCAGACACCCCGACCGAGTGGGGATTAGCGGACAACGGAAAGTATTTTGCGCCGCCCTATTCCATTTTCGGACAAACGTTTTATCCAATCGCCCGGTCAACGTGGCGTTATGCGTCGTTATGGTTTGGATTTTATTTGATGGATTGGATATTAGAGGAAAAAGCCCGAAAAGAATATACTTTGCGGGATGCGTTCCCGGTTGCGTCTTGTATATCTGTTTTGCTCAATCAAATTGCACCCGGAATTACGCATGAAGCCACGGCGGAATATAGCCAATTTTTATACGGGGGAAACAATCCAATATCCGGGTTGAATTTCCGGTTGCTTGTATCGCAGAAAACGAACATTATAAACGGCGAATATCAGCAACCCGCACAAAAAGCCCCGACGACCTTACAACAATTTACCAATATGTTACGGGATTGTTTCAAATGTTATTGGTTTATTGAGGACGGCAAATTTAAAATTGAACATATCCAATATTTCCGCAATGGCGGTTCCTATTCCGGCGGGGTTGTGTTAAGCCACGATTTGACAAAGGAATTGAATTTGCGAAACGGGAAACCGTGGGCGTTCAACACGTCGGAATATTCGTTTGATAAGGTCGATTTGCCGGAACGTTACCAATTTAAGTGGATGGACGACGTTACGGCGGCGTTTGAGGGTTTGCCGATACAGGTAATTAGCAAGTATGTAACGCCCGGAAAGGTTGAGGACGTAAACGTATCTAATTTCACGTCGGATATTGATTTGATGTTGCTAAACCCCGGCAACATGAGTTCGGACGGGTTCGCCTTATTTGCCGCCGTTCCGCCAACGTCCGGGTCGCAATGGATATTACCGTTTACACGTCAAACCGTCAACGGGGTTGAATACTTTTTGCAAAACGGATATTTAGCGTTTATTAATCTGCAATCGCCCTATTGGTTGTATGATTTACCCGCCCGTCGTGTATCAATAAACGGTTCCGAGGTTTACGCATACGGTATTGAGAGAAAGAAGAAACAAACGTTTAGTTTCCCGGCAAATGACGACCCAAACCCGATGCAGCTAATAAAAACTTATATCGGTAACGGTCAAGTTGATAAATTAAGTGTAAATTTGTGCAGTCGTTCCATTAAAACAACATTAAAGTATGACACTGAATAATAATTTATCAATATTGCCTTTCTATCCAAGCGTAGAAATGCAAAACCACCGCAAAAGTTATGCGTATGGCGACGTGTACCCGTTATTTTGTCCCAACCGTAAACTATTGCCGTTTCAGATAGTGAGAAACCACCGGGACAACCCAATACAAAAGGTTGAAATATACTATAAAAACGGTACATTGTTTCAAGACATTACGACCGGAATAGTTGGGGCGGATTTACAGATTGTTTCCGTTACTGCCTACGGTTATGACGTTATTCTAAATTTCGGTCGTTTTACTTTTCCATTCGATACCCCGCAAGGTCAATATTATGTTCATATATTCGACGGCGTGGAGCATTTTTATAGTGACATTTATACGGTTGTTTGGGATATGACCGGGTATTTGAAAATTGAGTATTGGGACGACGATAATATGTATTATGAGGGTGGAGCAATTATATATAATACCGGATTCCGTAATACTGTATATCTTTGTTCTCAATTGGGAAAACCGGATTACAAATTTGAGGAAGAGGGCGAAAACCGGGACGGCTATTTTTTCCCGGAAAAACAGATTTCGGAAAAAACGTATCGTTTCATATTTTTGGCCCCGGAATACCTTTGCGATGCAATGCGTATTATTCGTATGAGCGATAACGTATTAGTAACAAGTTTGGGGATAACCTATAATTGCGATACTTTTTTAATTACCCCCAAATGGCAAACACAGGGCAATTTAGCGTCGGTTGAGGTTGAATTTCAAACGGCAACCGTAATTAAAAAGATTGGACGGGGCGTTGTAATTGATACGGGCAGCGACTTTAATAGTGATTTCAACAATGATTTCAACAATAAAACCATTAGTTAAAAAATGAACAATCAATTGAAAAATGACATTGCGCAAGTCATTAAAACAAACGGTAATCAAGAGATTACAGGCGCATTATTACAATCGACGCTTATAGCGATTGTAAACGAGTTGGGACGTTTTGGACGGTATGCGGGTGTTGCCACGCCTCAAACAGTACCGGAAACCGAAAACGGGGTTTTCTACCTTGCTAATGGTGCGGGAACGTACACCAATTTTGGCGTAACGGTATCGGATAATATATTGGCGTTTATTACCAATATGTCGGGAACATATACCGTTACAGGTATCAATAAAAATCTATTATTGTCGGGTGCGGTTCTTAATTTATTGCCGGATGATGTCGCCCGCCTCAATTCGTCGGTTGTTGGCGGTAATTTAGAAAGCCCCCGTAATGTTGCTAACACTCAAACCCCGGTAGCAATTACGAATACCACATTAAACGGCAAAGGTATTAGTAAGATGATGACGGCGGGTTTGGCAAATAGTCGTGTTGAGTGCTATATTTTTGCGAGAGCAACCAACACGTCCGATACATTGGTTAATATATTCAACGCCAACAAGGGCAAATATTTTAAGGTGCGTTGGTATGTGTATAGTCGTTTTAATGTTCCCCCGACAATGGGTGTTGCGGCAAACCGTATGGGTGTGAGTTGGCAATATACCGATAATACATACTCAAATGCTGGTATTCAGAACCAAACATTGACGCAAATAGCGTCGGGGGTATGGCAGTTTCAACAAATATTCCACTACAACAAAACAAAGGATTTGAATTATGTCACATTTGCGAATGTTTGGGCGGAAGAACAGGCGGGACAAATGACAAATCCGGTTGCGGGCGACAATGGATTTTCCGGTTTATCTGTATGGATTGCGGACGACCCAGTATTGTTGAGCGACGATTTGATTATTGAAGATTGGATAAATAGCGAATACAACCCCAACAAGTTAATTACAGGCGGTCAAGCCGACGCCCGATATATGACAGTTGAACAGGCTAACGAAACGTTTGCACAAAAATCCGTCGTTGATACAATCGTTTCAAATTTCAAATTAGATTCGTTCATTACAGGCGGTAATTTCAACCCCGTACAGGATTTAGAAAGTACTGACAATAGATACATGATAAAGGATAATGCGTTTTTGGTTGCTAATCAAACGCCAAAGATTGCATGTGAACCTAAAAGAAGTAACAATAACGTTGAGGTTTATGTATCTTTTAACGCCGCCAAAATTGCCGAGTATTTCCAAAATGCCGGGAAATATATAAAGATAAAATATTGGGTGTATTCCAAAAATGGCGTAATGGCAACGGCAACAACGCAGGGACGATTAGGCGTTATAGGTATTGACGACCGTGTTTCGTATAATGCGGGAAACGTAACATACAAGAAAGTTGACGACCAAATATTTGAGGTAACAATGCAATGGCAGATACACCAAGCGGCGCAACCAAAAATGATTTGGATTTCTACTGTATGGGAATCCGCAATTGTTCCGGAGGATTTTGTAAACGGCGATTTAGGCGTTACGGGATTCGGAGTTTGGTATGCTGATTCGTTGGCACAATTGGACGATAATATTGTACAATACGATTGGATGCCGTCCGATGATTCGTTGTTGACTATTGAAGAGGGGGACGCCCGGTATATGAAAATAAGCGATAACCCGGATTTAGACGATTATAACAACATACCCTATAATCAAACGGCAATTGCTGAGTTTTTGCGCAAATACACCTCAAAAACAGTTGACGCCAACAACCAAATAAATATCGCTTTGGCGGGCGATTCTATATTTGGACGTGTGGATAAGTCAAGAGGATTTGACCCCGAAAATCCGGAGGTTACATTGACCCCCGACGTAAACAACCCGTTGGAAACGCAACCGGGATATGTTACCGGACATTTTCCGCCGAATATGTGGGAACAAATCGTTGCTTTCAAAGTATTGCAGTTATTGCAATACCCGGACGCCGACGTTAAGTATTTCAACCATGTTGCGAGCGAAATAACAAAGTCGGGAACGTGGGTTGATAGATTCCCCGTTGGGTCGGATTGTTTAAGAACGGCAACAACAACCGTTCAAAATTCCGCAATGACTTTGGCGTTTAGTGGTGCGTCGTTCGTTAAATTCGTGTATTCGTGTTATGGCTACAATTCAGCCGGGCGCAAAATACAGGTTCAATTTAGCGACGACAGCGGTGCGACGTGGAAAACGCCCGCCGATTTGGGGTTGACCGAAAAATTGGCGTCAAGTGCTGACGGTTCCGGTATATATGTATTGCCAACGCGCGTTTATAAATTCGGCAATAACGTTTGGGGCGGATTGGATAAAACGAAGTCGTACCAAATAAAAGTTACATTTATCGACACAACCGGAATGTTGAACGTTTGGGGTTTTGAAACGTGGAGCAATCCACGTGTTAATGTTATCGTAACCGCCGAGGGCGGAAATAAGGCGGATATGCAAAAAAGCAGGTGGGAGCGTTTTTACTCACAGATGTACGACCAAGATTTGACGATATACGAATTGCCATATTTGAACGATTTAGGCACTGGAGTAATTAACAACTACAAAGGTAAAGTAACGCCAACGTCAAAACCCGCCTCGAATCCGGCGCAATATGATTTTTATTATGCGACCACGGCGGGAACGTACACCAATTTTGGCGGTGTTGTAGCGTATGCGGGTGCGTATATTGAATGGTCGGGTACGGCGTGGGTATTAGGTAGCACCAAAGTTGCGCAAACAATGGCGACTTATCAATCTGATAATATGGCAGTATTTGAACGATTGCGTAAAACAGGCGTTCCGGTATTAACCATTGTAACGCATGAAATTACAATTTTTAAAACCCGTCCATATACGTGGGGGTTAGGATTATTTTTGTTGCGCCTTATGGTTAAGCAATACGGATTAGCTTGCATTGATTTGAACCGATACCAACAACAATACGATATATCCGGTATTTGGTCGGACGGCACGCACTTAAACGATAAGGGGGTACAAATGTATGCGGATTTGATTAACGAGGTTATGACGCCCGAAACCGAATTTGTTGTTTGGGCGTTCCCGCAAATGAATAATATCCCATTAAAGGGTACAAGTTCGGCAAATACTGTAAACTTTGGTATTGAGTTTAAGAAAGTGCCGACGGTTCGTTTGTACAATACAACACAAGTTGTCGCAAGTGTAACGCAATCCGGTTTTACAACCACGGGTTCCGGGTCGTATGATTGGGAGGCAATAATAGAATAGCCATGCAGGAACGTAACATTATCAACGGAACAACCACGGCGGTTGACAACCGCACGGAATTTATGTTGTGCGAGATTATAAAGCAATAACCAAAACGGGGGCGGTTTACCGCCGCCCCTTAACTCTTTATTTATGGACGATATGGATAAAATTTTTAGTTGGGAACAATGGCGTATGATATTCGCCACGACCGCAAGCCCGTTACTTGCATATCTGACCCCGACGGCGGGGTTTATGTATGCGTTAGTTATTATGTTTGCGTTCAACATTTGGGCGGGAATGAGGGCGGACGGCGTGGCGATAAGGAATTGCAAACGCTTTTCGTTCCATAAGTTTAAGAACGCATTGGCGGAATTGCTTTTGTACGTCGTTATTATACACGTCATTTATTCCGTTATGTTGCAATGTGGTGACGACGGGGCGGCAATGATTGTTATTAAGTCGCTTACATACGTGTTCATGTATGTATATTTGCAAAATGCGTTTCGCAACTTAATTAAGGCATACCCGAAGAAAATAGCCTTACGGATAATATACCATGTTATCCGGTTGGAATTTACACGGGCGTTGCCGTCTTATTGGCAACCAATAATCGAGCGTTTCCAAAAGGAAACCGATGACGATATTATTAACGATAAAGAAAAGGAGGTAAGAAAATGAAACCTATTGTTATTTTAGACAACGGACACGGCGAAGAAACCGCCGGGAAACGTTCCCCGGTTTGGGGCGACGGTTCCCAATTGTTTGAATGGGAGTTTAACCGTGACATTGTACGCCGTATTGCGGCGATGTTAAAAGCCGATGGCGTAAAGTTTGAAATTTTGGTACCGGAGGAAACCGACGTATCATTACCGGAGCGTTGCCGCCGTGCAAACGTTATCCATGCGGATTGCGGCAACAACGCCGTTTTGTTTAGCGTTCACGGGAACGCCGGAGGCGGCACCGGGTGGGAATGTTATACCAGCGTAGGACAAACGAAAGCGGATGCAATCGCAACCGTACTTTGTAATGAGGCGGAAAAAGAGTTTGCCCCGGATGGTTGGAAAATGCGCTTTGACCATACCGACGGCGACCCGGACAAAGAAAACCAATTTTACATTCTGAAACATACGGTTTGCCCGGCGGTATTATCTGAAAACTTTTTCATGGATACCGAAAAAGATTGCCGTTTTATGTTGTCAGACGCCGGGCGTGAACGTATTGCAAAAATTCATTATGAAGCGATAAAACGTATCTTATGAAAAAATATTTAATAATAGCGGCAATTGCTTTGGCGGTTTCCGCCGTTGTCACTATATGGGTGCAACGTTCCCGGATTAATACGTTGACCGGGGAAAGGGACAAATACAGAACCAACACGGAAACGTTATTGCAGGAAGTTTCCCGGTACCAAACGAAAGATAGTTTGAATGCCGCAAAGGTTGGAAATTTGGAGTTGAAATTATCCGAATATAAAAAGTACCGGGCGGACGATGCGGCGTTAATCAAATCGTTGCAGACAAAGAACCGGGATTTGCAAAGGGTTACGACGGCACAAATGGAAACGATTAACGAATTGCGGGCAACCGTCCGGGATAGTATTGTATATTTGCCCGGCGATACGGTTACGACTGTATTACGTTGTATTGAGTATTCCGACAAATGGATTGATTTTGACGGATGTATTAAAAATAATACGTTTTCGGGCAAAATTATAACACGGGATAGCCTTTTAATAACGGAAACTGTGCAATATAAGCGTTTTCTTAATTTTTTATGGAAAACAAAACGGATAAAAAACCGTGAATTTGATATTGTTTCAAAAAATCCAAATTCAAAAATTACCGGATTTGAAGTTATAACCATAGAGAAATAACTATCTTTGCACAAACGGGGATAGGTTGGAGTAGCTACCAACCGAAAAGGGCAAAAGCCAACAGCCCGTTCCCGTTTCTTTTAAATGTTGGCTTACTTATAAAGTTGGCAAATATGGAAATATGGAAAGATTTAACCGGGTATATAGGAATATACCAAGTTAGTAACAACGGGCGCATAAAATCATTATCCCGTAAAATAGTAAGAAAGAACGGGCAAATTGCCATAGTTAAAGAGAAAATATTAAAATCTAAAAAAGACCGTTACGGATATTTTTTTATTGTATTAAGCAATAACAACATAAGGAAAACAATATTAGTTCATCGTTTAGTTGCGGCGGCTTTCATTCCGAACCCGGACAATTTGCCGGAAATTGACCATATCGACGGCGACCGGATAAATAACCAAGTAAATAATTTACGTTGGTGTACACGCAAACAAAATTCCAATAATCCAATATCAATTGAGCGTTACCGAAAAGCCGGAATAATTCAAAAGCCATATAAACAACTGCAAATTCCAGTTCAGCAATTAAAGGACGGTTTTTTGATTGGTTCCTATTCAAGTATAAGAGAGGCGGAACGAGCAACGGGGATAGCGCATACAAGTATAAGCCGAGTAATACGGGGAACATTAAACACGGCTGGCGGCTATAAATGGAAATATAAAGAGTAATAACAGGGGGGATTGTAACCAAGCGTTGCAACCCCGTTTTTGTTTTTGCCCGTTTTTAGCCCCGTATTTCGATTATTTTGTTTGAATGGATAAAGTACCCACCCCGGCAAATAAAGTGGCTTAAAATGAAAATTCGCCAAAAATAACTTTGCGGGGAGCCAAAAGAACCGTTTTTTGTCCGCAAATCGAAAATAAAAGAAAATTCTTTTGGTAGTTAAAATAAAATGCCCTATCTTTGTGCCATGTTAATAAAACGACCGGGCGTTTTCTCGGCAACAAAAAGAGCGATACAATGAAGCCAGAAGATATTTACAACGGTTTGGAATATACAACAAAAGAGATTAACCGTACTTTCAAAATCAAAGTAAACGGATTGTTCAACGGCAAAAAGATTAACACGTTGGTTGGCGTTTCCGGTTTGATTAAGTTAGTAGGCGTTGAAATGGCGAACAAATTATTGCGCCGTGCTTTCCGTTGTGTCAAAGACGCCGAACATTGTAAGTTGCGCCGGGGTTTGAAAATATCCTTTTATTATTACTAATCCGACCGGGCGGGTTCCCGGAACCAAATAAATTTCAAATATGGAAACAAAGAAAAGAACACAGGCGACGGACATTGCCGAGATTGCAACCAAGTTAGACGGCAAAGTTAAATTTTCGTCAATCATTTACAGCCAACAAATGTTGTCGGAGAAATACCGGGAAACAGGGGTAAACGATATGTATTTTATCGGCAAAAAATTTGGGTTGTGGTTTTATACAAGCCGGGCGGCATTAGATAACCTTTGTTATCTGCAAAACCCTAAATTCCCGACGTGGGTATTGTGCGAAAATTCATTGAGTTTGTACGAAATAAGATAATAACCCGCCGGGGGTTCGCCCCCGGCACAATAACAAAGATTATGGCAAAGTATATTTTGAGCAAGAAAGCGAAAGGCAAAAAGTATCAATACACCGTTACCGACGAAAAAGGCAACGTTATTTCAACAAGAACGTCCGCCCGTGATTATGTGGCGTGTACCGCCAACGGCGAATTTTATTTTGGGCGGTTGGACTTAATCGGCA